CTTATAGAAGTTTAAGTAATTGCTTAAGATTACCGTCTCCATCTGATAGCTATTCTTCAATTATGTATAGTGATACTATGCTTGTATCAGCAGCTAAAAGAGGTTGTGGGTATGGTTTAGGAATATCTAAATTACGTCCTGAAGAAACTAAAGTACAGAATGCTGCTGATTCATCAACAGGTGCTGTATCTTTCATGGAGAGGTTTTCCAATAGTACCAGAGAAGTAGGTCAAAACTCTCGCAGAGGAGCTTGTCTTATTGATATTGATGTTAGACATCCTGATGTAGATAAGTTTATTACTATAAAAGAAAATCTTACAAAAGTTACAGGGGCTAACATCTCAATATTTCTTCATGATGATTTCATGAAAGCTGTTGAAAAAGATGAAGATTACATTCTTAGATTTCCTTGTGATTTAAATGCAACTTTTGATGAAGATACTAATTGTGTGGTCTTAGAAAAAAAAAGTATTGTTGTTTCCAGTAACGATTGGGGCTATAATCATATTGTAAAATTTTCAGGAAATGAAGATTGGAATGGATGGAGTTTTAAAGTAATAAAAGCTAAAGAACTCTGGAATAACATTATCGAGCAGGCAAAACGCAACGCAGAGCCGGGAGTATTTTTCAGAGATAGAATGACAGATTATAGTCCTTCTAACGTGTATGAAAAATATTTTGAAGATGGTACAAATGCATGTGGAGAGCAGCCGATGGCTATATTTGACTCGTGCCGACTGATGGTACTTAACCTATTTTCATTTGTAAAAGATCCTTTTACTGATAAAGCTGAGATTGATTATGAGCAATTGTATCAAATATCATATGAACAATTAAGGCTAACAGATGATCTTGTAGACCTTGAGATTGAACATCTTGAGCGTATTATCAATAAGATAAAGTCAGATCCTGAACCTATTGAGGAAAAGCAGATAGAACTTACTTTATGGGAAAATGTACGTCAAATGGCAATTGATGGTAGACGTACTGGCTGTGGAATAACTGCATTAGGAGATATGTTAGCAGCTTTAGGATTAAAATATGACTCTGATGAATCCTTAGAAGTTGTAGATAAAATAATGTCTACTAAAATGAAAGGAGAATTAGACTGTACAATTGATCTAGCTATACTAAGAGGTACTTTTAATAATTGGGACGCTAAACTTGAATATATTGATGCTACAAAAGCAGGTTTAGACATTATAGGAAACAACTCATTCTACGATATGTTAATTACAGACTTTAATGAACAGTTTCAAAGAATGTTTAAGTATGGTAGACGCAATGTAAATTTTTCGACAATTGCCCCTTGTGGTAGTATAAGTTTGGAAACACAAACGACTTCCGGTTGTGAGCCACTGTTTATGCCTTTCTATATGAGAAGAAAGAAGGTTAATCCTAATGATAAGAATGTAATAATTGATTTTACTGATCAAAATGGAGATAAATGGCAAGAGTTTCCTGTACTGCACTCTAAATTCAAAGATTGGTGTATAAGTATATTACCCGCTGTTGATACCTATTATTGGAGTAAAGATATCGAGAATCTTACTAATGAAGAATTAAAAGTAGCATTTGAAAAATCTCCTTGGTATGGTAGTACAGCTAACGATATTAATTGGCAGAAACGTGTAGAGATGCAAGCAGTATTACAGAAATATACTTCTTCAGCTATTAGCACAACTTTGAACTTGCCAGAAACTATTACACATGAAGAAGTAAGTAATATTTATATGGAGTCTTGGAGACAGGGTCTAAAGGGACAAACAATTTATGTTCAAAATAGTAGAACAGGAGTACTTGTAAATACTGATAATAAGAAAAAAGATTCCTTTGAATATCATGATGCTCCTAAACGTCCAAAGTGTTTACCTGTTGATGTTTTTACTACAGTATCTAAAGGTACTAAGTGGAATGTTATCGTAGGATTATTTGATGGTAAACCTTATGAAGTATTTGCAGTTCCCCATTTTACCAATGAAAGTCATCTTGAGTTATGTAAAGTAGCTAAAGGAAGATACGATCTTCTAAAGAATAAGGAAACTTATTCTGAAGATATTACAGCTAATATGTCTGATGAGGAAGACGTAGTAACCCGACTATGTAGTGCGGGGTTAAGACACGGTGCAGATATTACTTATTTGGTTGAGCAATTAGGTAAATCTCATGGAGATATAACTTCATTCAGCAAAGCAATCTCTCGTTGTCTTAAGAAATATATCAATGTAGAGAAAGTTACTGCTAAATCAGAATGCCCTGAATGTCAAGGAGAACTTAGATATGAAGAGGGCTGTAAAAAATGCTCATGTGGATTTAGTGCGTGTTAAATAATTAACATCGGTAGAGTGACGGAAGCGCAATATGGACAAATGGATATCCCATTGACTATTGTGAAAAGTAGACGTTAAAAAGTTGCCTTTAATGAGGTCCCATAATAAGAGGATATGAGGAGACTTAGGATATGGAAGTAATATCCTCATGTGAGTATCAAATCTCACCTCTACTGTATTTTAATTTAAAAAAATGAATAATATGAAAACAGAAAAACATACAAACCGTTACGGTGATGAATACACATTCACATTACAGGGTGATGGTAATATAAAGTGGGAAGGAGAGTTTAAGTATTGTAGATATGGGTTTGATAAAGACCCTGATGTTAAAACTTTCGTTGATCCTTCAGGAGGTAAATTCATAGCAGTAGGAAGTACTGAAATGGGTATGAGAGTAATTGGGTTTGAGAAGATAGATACTGGTTATCTTATATTGACTGAGCCTATAAATAAGAAAGAATGATAAAAGGAACAAGAAATCAACTATATAATGTAAGTAATCCTTATCAAGGAAATACTAAGAAAGTATTATGTGTATGTTCAGCAGGATTATTGAGATCAGCTACATTACAGAACTTTCTAATTAAGAATTACGGCTATAATGTACGTAACTGTGGAACTGACGCTCATCATGCATTGATACCTATATCAGAAGTATTGTGTATATGGGCAGATGAGATAGTATTTGTAAAAGAACTTAATTATCAAGATGTAAAAAAAGACCTTGAGGATATCGGTATTGATGAGGAGAAGATAAAGATACTTGATATCCCAGATGCTTATGGGTTCAACGATCCTGAGTTACTAAAGATAATTGAAAAGCAATATAAAGCAACAATTAATAGTTTCCCAAAATAAAACAATATGTTAAAGAGTGATTATATAGTAGTAAAGTTAAGTGATGTCCTTGAGAATATGGAGATATTATCAACAACTCAAGGAGATGAATATGAATGTATCACTATTGAGAATCTTAAAGGTCTTGAAAGTAGAATAGTGGAAGCTTATGAAAATGCAGGATATTTCGGAGGTAATTTTCATATCAATGACATTATCATTAAAGCTGAAGAAATGGGTTATGAATGTTCAGAAGAACAAGCAATGGATATTGCAGGTACTATAATGACCCATCACGATTGTAATTATGGTATTACGTGGAATACTATTGAATATGCTATTGAAGAAGAGTTTAAAATAAAAATATCCAAGTGAATGAAGAATTGGACTGTAGAAAAGAAAGATGAAATTGAAAGTATATTAATTAGTATGTGGGCAAGTCTTGGAATGGATATTCCGAGTAACTATGAAAATATCGTACAAGATTGTTATGAAGATTTATGTACGGTAGCTGATCCTGAAAATTGGCATTCAGGAGATGTTGCAATAGCATTCAGAAGGTGGATAGAATCCAAATAGAAAGGAGGAAGTTAGCTAAATTTAAAGCTTTCTTCCCCCTTTTTAATGTCCAGAATATAGATGGTTAGTCTATAAAATACTTCAATCTATCTTCAGGGTAGAACCAATCTTCCACAGTAGATACCAAAGGGAACATATCTCTTGCCCATATATAAGCTTTAAGATCTCCTTTGTGTCTACCTCTCTCATAACGTGGTATGAGATCCTCATCATCAATAAGCCAACCTGTAGGGTCAATGATCTTACCTATACTCATGATATGACTTATCTGATTGACGGCAGCAGCAGGAGAGTTGATGATCTTCAATTGTTCAAGTGTTCCCAATAACGGAAGGTAGAATGCCATTTCAGTGAAATATCTATTAGCTTGATAAGCTGACATATTAGCTCCCCAAGCAGCTATCTCATCATCATCGTCAATTGAATCTGCAAGTATTTCAAGTAGGATACCTGCAACCAATGCTGTCATCATCATAGCTACCTCACCAAGTGCTCTTGCTAAGTTTGCTTTCTCAAAATCGTGTAATTTGGAGTAACGGTCTTTAGCTGATGCCATAGTGAATTGTCCTTCTCTAAGTTCTTTGAATAGTTGATATATGAATTTTGATGCTGTTCTATAGAATCCTTCAACGTCAGTTTCCATTGACCAGTTATGATACCTTCCTTTCCAACGTCTGTTGATACCGGGCATCATCCACTTACGATATAGACCCACTATACGCCCCATAGCATATCGTTGATAAATAGCCTTATCTGCACTGTTGTAGATACCATGTAGAGATTGATTGATAGATGCTACACGTATTGAAAACGCTGTTATGTCTTCATTCGTGAAATCACTGCCATCAAGATTCTTGATACCGTCTTTCAGCTTTAGCTTATGGTCTTCTACATCAAATGCTTCATACAGAGGAATCTGTTCTCCCTTGTCATTAAGTACTTTTAGTTTATGTGCCAATGCTACTCCCAAACGAGACTGCATTTGATGTTCTCCCATATGGTTAATAAAGAACAATGCTGACAGAGTGAACATTCTACCGAAACGACCTCTATCTGCATTCACACGTGACATACGGTTATCATGATCTTGAAGAAGGTCGAATCGTTCAATGAACAATCGTAGTTTATTCTCTGTACGTAATTTACCTATATCCTGCATAAGGCTAGGAACACCTTCTTTAGGATCCCAATATACCTTATCAGCATACATTACATCATCAATTCCTACATGCTGATTTGCGAATGATTCCTGTCTGATAAGTGAGTTACCGAGTATCACGTTATTGAATCCTGCAAATGCGTTAAGAGCAAGTGTGCTTAACGCAGAATATCTGTTGAGAGCATCTGCCACTTTGCCCATATCTACAGTACCTAACAACTCTTCTTTCTTCCACTCACCATATAATCTCATGTCCATTACCTCACGATACATTCTATATGGATTACCCCCTTCAGTGATGACCTCTTCACTACCTTCTTTCTTTATTTTACGTACTCTAAGGATATCAGCAGTCATTTCCGATACATCTATAATGGCACTCAATGCAGAGTGTCTATTTGCAGTATCAGCAAATGCTATCATGGAAGCTGTTGCATCCAATGACAATTCATTCATATCTTCAAGTTTTCTCATGAAGAAGAGAGGCACTTGTTGTATCTTACGTCCATTTGCGTCAAGCCCTAACACACCTCTTTCGGTTTCATCTGCACGTACTGTAAATGCATCTTTCACCATCTGTGATAATACTTGAGAGGGATTCGTCTTCATTCTCTCAAGATCATCCTTACGTATCTGAGGCATGAGGGTACTATTACGGTATTCAGCAGACATATGAGAAACCTTCTTATCTCTCATTGCAACCCATGCATCATAATATGCTTTTCTTACAGGATCTTTCATGAGTTTCACAAACGTGTCATTCCCAAACTTGGATATTTTAGGTTGTGCAAATTCTCTACGATAACTTATTACAGTCTTATTATCTAAAGTGGTTTCGACCATACGCTCACTTTTCCAATCACTTAAAAGAGTTTCTGCCCGTTTTACTTTTGGAGCAAGTGCTATATCCTGTTTAATGAGTTCAGCTATCCACTTATTGCCATATGTAGTTTTAAAGTGCTTTATTCTCTCTCTATCTTTCTTAAGAGTGAATATCCTATTGTAAATAGCAGTTTCCTTTTGTTCAAGGATACTTTGCCACTTAGGATTCTCTTCAAAGTTTTCAGTAAAGAATTTAGCTATTGCGGTATTATAGTCAAGAAGTTTCTTTTTACTCATACTACTTCTCTCAAGAACCCTTTGATTATGAGCATCATATTTAGTGTAAGCGTCTGTACCTTTAGATTCAAGGTAGGCAAGTTTATTTTTAAAGAACTCAAGAGCAGCTTTTTTATCTCTTACTTTTGTTTTCTTTATATTTCCATGAAAATATTCTTTTGCATTGGTAACTTTTGTGTCAGCATCTGCTGCTATCTCTGGTTTTCTTTTATCACTTTCAATTTCTTGAATAGCAAGCTTTAGTTCCTTTTTTCTTTCCTCAATATCATCAATTTCAGGATCTGGTGTCAACTCAAATCTCTTACGTAAATTGGTAAAGAATTCATTTATTGCCTTTTCTACTTTAGAAGTATTTATCTTCGATATGTAATTACCTGTAGGAACACCATTTTCATCAAGTTCATACATCCATTCAGTATTGAGCATACCGTTCTCTCGTGCTACTTCGTGAAAGTTGATAATGGTCTTAGCATCATCCTCTGTTTGAAGATTAGCTGCTCCTTCTGCATTCTTATGTGTCCTATCCATAAGACCTATGATGTCATCAGCACTTTCAGCAGCACTGTTCACCCACATGGAAATTGTCCACATATCATTATGTGTAGACTTGATATTAGCTTCTATATCAGCTAATTTAGCATTTCTTTCCTCTTCTGTACGAAAGAAAGGATCTTTCATGATAAGTCCTTTAGCATGATCAAGTAATAGGATACCTGCATAATCCTTATATGTCTGCTGCATAGCATCCATACCTGAACGTATATTCTGTAATGATCTCATTATCAGATCCACCTGTTCAGAAGGATTACCTTCTCTATCTATGGTAGCTTTATGTATCGCCACTTGAGTTGTGAGACTTACAATAGAATCCTCATACATTGAGATATACTTGTTCATATCACGTAACACTTCAATGAATCCTATGGTATCACCATCCAATTCACCTGCCGCATAATCATTTCTAAGTCTGTTTATTTCTTTAAGAATATGATCAGAACCCTCTTCAACGTGAGCTATGTACTTGACGATACCTGAAGTTACACGCTTCTTATTGTAAGCTTCCAACATCTCACCATATATCTTCTGTTCACGTTCGATAAGACTCTCAATACCCTGTCGTTTAACGTCCTGAACTCTATTATATATGAGTTTCATACTACTATCAAGTTCGTTACCAAGAGCATTCAATAGCTTACTATTCTCAAATTTCTTTCTGAACTCTTCGTACTTATCGTCTTTGGGTTTTTTAGCTTTTTTACTACTTGGCCTTTGCATAAAGATACCTTTACCCTCTTGAATACCCTCTTTTATCTGACCGGTATCTCCCCTCATTACCTGATTGACAATATCATTCAAGGCATTTTCAATGCGTAATTCCTTAGCAGGATTGCTTTTCTTGAAGAACTGTAAGAATGCATTCCATATAAGCTCTAATCTTCTCTTCCAAATAGGACGTTCATCAAGTATCTCATCACCTAATCGTTTCTTAAGGATCTTTCCGAGTATTTCAAGACGTACCATCTCCATATCACCATCATATTCCTCAATATAGGCTTCCGAATGATTTTTCCACTCCGTAGTACTCTCAATGACAGATAGTGCGTCAATCACACGTTTATCATCTTTGAGAGCATACAGTACGAAGTGACTCAATTCCTCAAGACTTGTATACTTATCTGCACGACCTTTATCAATTGCAATTACTCCTCTCAACATATCAGCTATACCAACTGCATGTAAAGGTTTTCCATAGGTCATCTCATACCATTGAGCATATTCATCATATGCTTCAATACGTATTCCCAATTGAGACATAATGCCTTTTACAGCACCTTCTATCTTAGGATCTTGCGGAAGAAACTCTTCTTCCTGTTGTTGAATGAATACCTTGGTATTAAGATCAGGAGTTATTCTTATCTCATTCCAAGTATTACCATACTCATCAGTAACTTGCTTTACATTCTCTTTACCAAACTGTTTTTCTAATATATTACCTACTTTAATTTCATAAAATGCTTCAATAGGTTTTAGTTTCTCTATACCTTGTGATTTAAGTTCTTGTTTTTGTTTCTCTAGCCTTACTATATTTTTTTCAGCTTTTTTTAGCTTATTTTCTAAACCATCCTCAAGCATAGCATCTGTATAATTACTATCAAAAGGTGTAACTTCATATAAATTTGTAGGGTTTTCTAAAAAGTCTCTATTGTTTTTTAGTTCTTTATCAATTTTATTAATTTCATCAGCAATAGTTTCATGTCCCTCTATCTTAGCAGCGGTTTCACCTTTAGGAAATAAAACTTTTTCATAACCTTTCTTAGCACTATCTTGAATAATAGATTTAACAAAGAATGTTACCCAATTATTATCACGACCTAATAAATGTAAAAACTGATTTTGATTACCAAAGTTTTTATAATTTTGGTTAGTTGCTAAGTTATAATAAGTAATTGCATCTTTATCTGAAATAAAACCTGATTCATTAGAAGAATTTAAGAACCATCCATCGTCTGCTTTTTCAATTTTATTATTTTTATAATAAAATACTTCTGGTAGATCTTTAATAGAATATTCTTCTTTAGCTAAAGATTGTCCTTTTAAAAACTGTGGATTTACAATCTTATTAATAAATTCTTCTTTTGAAGAATATATTACTCCTTCATATATATATTTACAAGCCATTATCTATTGTGTTTTTTAAAACTTCTATTTATTTGTTGAACTCCCGATTTAGAAATACCATATAAAGGAGCAATTTCTTTATACATTTTACCCTGCTTTATAAGTTCAATTATTTCACTTCTTTGTTCTTCTGTTAATTTACCTTTTGAAGATACTTTATTAGTTCTTCTTATTAAATGCTTATCTTCTTCTTGTACAATATAATTAGGTATATTTTTCCAGCTTCTTCCTGCTTTAATCTCAGAAATAGTTGTAATTTTAACATTATACCTTTCAGCAATTTCTTTTAAGGAAATATTAAAAGCTAACATTTTCTTAATATCATATATCTCTTCAATAGATATTTTAGAATTAGTTTGCCCCTCATTAAAAAGTTTAATCCTTGTTTTTGACATTTTATCTATAGTTGAAGAATCTAACTCTACACAATCTCCACCTGTAGTTAAATTTAAACCTTTAGTATTATTTCCTCTAAAACTATCAAACTCTTTAACATACTTTTTTTCTAAAGCATTTAATTCTTCTCTTGTAAAATCTCCTTTTTCAATAATTTCAAATTTATGATTTTGTACACCATGTCTAAGAAAAGAATTATATAGTAAAACTTGAGCAGAGCATCTAAGTTCTTTATATCTATTAAGTCTATATTCAACATCTTTAGATTGTCCAATATAGATTTTACCTGTTGGTGATGTTATTTTATAAATTCCTGATTTCATATTTAGTATATTAGAAGTACAAAGATACAACATTAATTTGTAATTTCCAAATTTTAATCACATTTAATTTGTAATTCTCCACTCTTTTTTAGTTCATTAATAATTTCATCAGGGCTTTTTATATCACGACTTTTTTGGAAAATGTCGCTCTGTACTTCTAATATTCTACGAGTTTTAGTAGGAACACCTTTATTAATATTTTTAACAGTATTATAGGCTTCTATTACCCATTCATCTTTTAATGATGCTTGATTTCCATTTTCATCTTTAGCGATACCACCTACAACATACCATTTACCATCTTTTCTTTTTTCATATACTATTTGTTCCATAGTATCAGGTTCAGAAAAAATAAATCTATTTTCAACTATTTGCTCTACTTTAGTAACATCTGCAATATTATTTTGTAAAGATTTATCATCACTTCTAAACCATCCAATACCTTTATCTGTAGCAAATTGAGCATGACCTTTAATACTAGGTGTAATTAAAGGTGTGGAAAACTCTTGCTCTGTATAATTAGTACCACCGGGTACTGTTAAATTAGCGTAGTATTGAGTAGGTTTAGTATTTTCCATATCAGCAATCTGTTTTTTACTTTTTTCAGTAAGTACAGGTCGCATATCAATTATATTACCATCTTCATCTAACACTTCTTCATAATCAAATTCAGGTTCTATTGGTTCAGGTTCAAAATTACCATCACCTCTATCTACCATTTTATAATCTTTACTTTTTTCTTTAGCAGTATTAACTTCAACAGTATAACTATAATTACTGGCAAGTTCTGTAATAATCTGCTCTCTTGTATTATCACTTATTTTATCATTAAGTTGATCTTGCTTAAATAGCTGTTTATAGTTAGCAAATCCGCCTAATTCATTAAGTGTCTTATCAAGTGTCCATCCTACTTTTTGAGCTTTACTGAACATTTGAACTGCTCTGTCAGACATTAAGATATCAACAGGTTTGAGTGTATAATCTACTTGTTTAAAGATACTTCTTCCATCAGTAGTTTTCAGAATTCTCATCTGATTACCAGACTTTTTATGGTACTTTCCCGGTATAGGATGTAATTTAAAAAGTTCTTTACGTACCTGAAGATTTACCTTATTGATCTTTTGGGTTGCTCTACCAAGATCTCCAAATTCTTTCATCCAATATGAATTGGAGATCTTCTTTTGAGAAAATGATTCTTTTGTATGACTGACAATGAATTCAGCAAGTTCATCTACAGATAATTTACGTAACTCACGTGCTTCCTTATACCAACCTATCTCAGATAGAAGCTTAGTTCCTGTAGGAACTATTTCATTGTTACGCCTCCAAGATTCTGTTGCGTCCTGTTCGTTATTATCAAGATTATGTAATAATACCTTCCACTCTATAGTATGTTTAGGTGGGCATTTTTGTCCTTCTTCCATTATACTCCTTTACAACGTTTAACTATTTCTTCTGCTTCATTTGGTTTTACTTCAATAAGGTCTTTGAATTCCTCATTATCAGTAAACCCTTCAGCTTCTTTCTGTATACCTGCAATTGCGTCTATCGTCAGTTCCTGTATCTTCAATGCACTCTTTATTATACTACCATACATGCTCGCATCAAATGATGATGTATTAGGATTACTCAATCTACCTAACATATCCGCAACCACTCTCAATGTTTTTTTACGGTCTTCAGGAGTAATAGTTTCATTTTTATTGATAATAGGAGCAGCAGGTTTTACTATCTTTTCAGGGGTCAATACTTTAATATATTTATATATACTCTGTATCTGATGTGTCAATCTATTAAGGTCAAACTCAATAAACTGATTGTTTATACCCAAAGGAGGCAGTACTTTATACAGAGCATTATTAGCACCATCGTTCTTTACATACTTAAGTAGTACAGTAGCAGTTCTCTTACCTTGCTTTATAGGAGACTTGATGTATTTCACAATTTCTCCTTGCTTACCTGTTATAGGGTCATTTGACGCCATATTTACAAATTTAGAAGGTACTGCCAAATGAAATTCCCCATCCAATTGTCTGGTGGATATCTCCTTATTCTCCCGCGCATCCAAGAATGGTACACTCTTGAGTTTTCTATAACCGTTACGTACTATCTGCTCAAATAGACCTTCCATCTCATGTGGATCTGTTATTCTATCGAACATAGGTTTCATTCTCTCACTACCTTTCTGATATTCTCTATAGCTGTAATCAAGGTTAGTATTATGTAGAGTGAACATGAAGTCCATAGGTACGAGATCTGTAAAACTATTGTAATTGAAAGTATGTCCTGAACTGAAGAATGCATATTTAGCAAGATCTACTCCGAGTATTCTCTCTTCTTTAACTTCAGAATATATCATACGTTTCCAAGCATTCTTGATAGCTTCCATGTGTATCTCATCAAGACCGTTCCTATTGAATGCAATATACTTGAAAGGTATTCTATCTTTCTTTTTATTACTATTCTCATCAGTACGTGTCTGAAACTGTTCCAATATTACATTGTATGGACTATCAGGATTCGCATTTCTATACTTACTCAATCTCTTAGGAGTTGTAGTAATTACACGTTCCACTTCAGAAAATGGTTTACCTTTCACTTTAATATAAGACTCTTCACCGATCATCATATTGAAATCGGTATGTTGGAATGTCTTATAACCAGTTACAAATGCAGTCATTATATAACGGTATATTGAGTTTATCTCTTCTGCATCCAATTCACCATTTCTCTTGTACAGTGCAAATCTCTCTACTATTTTATCGAATATAGGTTTTTCATAAGGAAGATCAGCTATATCAAGAATGATATTCTTTCCCTGAGTTGTCTTTTCTATAAATTCTCCTTGAGACTCTTGTGTTACAGGAGCTTCTTGTGTACTATTCCAATCATATTTATTAATTAGATAATCTAAAGCAGTAGCATGAGAGGGTTCTCCAAGTTCTTTATAGTAAAGAATAGATTTATTTTTAAGTGTTCCCGATTTAATCTCTTCTCTAATCCAATTAGCTCTTTTATCTTGTGAGCTAATTACCCAATCAATGTATTTTTCAACAGCTTCTTTAACAGTTTCTACTTTAATTAACCCTTGAGTTTTTCCAGTAGGAGCATGACTAAATGGATTACCAAAATGCTCTTCTGTATTAGGTATTCTTGTAGATATAATACCTCTTGCATTAAAAGCATTAGTCATGTTCTTTAAGTCTGACCAAGGTTTTATTACTACATTACCAGTAGCTGTCTTATCTCCTAATTGCGAATAGATATCAACTTGTTGTTCTTCTACTGTTGGTTGTTCTACTACTTCTTGAGGAGTTTCAACTATTTCATCAGATACATTATCAATCTCTGTAAAATCTATCCATCCCATATTGACATGAAGATTCTCTGATGCTCTTGACATACCTACATAACCTAATGACTGTCTCTCTGTAGACATCTGCTCACCATTTTCAAGTATCTTAATATCAGATTTTATGATGGTATTCGCATCAAAGAATACATTCTTAGTAGTTCTTCCCTGTGATTTATGAATAGTTATTGCATGTCCATAATCAATACCTTTTTCAAGAATGAATTTGGTCTTTTCGCTACCATAAAGAGTTCGATGTTCATTAGATGGATTTGATTTATCATATTTTTCCATCTTATTGGTCTTATGATTATATATCATATCCTGATCAATATCCAACTTTGCTAATCTTTGAGCCAGATTATCTATTGCACTATAATAACCTGACCATCTTTTTGCTCTTTTAGCTTCTTCTAAAGCTGAGTATAATTGTGCAAATTGGCTACTTAAATATTTATTGTTCAGGTTAAGTTCCTTATCAGTAAGATCATTTTCTAACGCTCCTTCAGAATTAAGTGGTAAGTATATTGTACGGGAAACTTCAGGTACTTTACGGAATCCTTTTTCTCTAAGATCATTAAGTCTTTCGGAACGTAAGTTTAACTGATAACCTGTATAAAAATCTGTCTCTACTTTATTTATGTTCTGAATAGTAAATCCTACACTATTAGCAAGATTACCTCTTTCTATCTGTTTAGAAGCATATCCAAGATATCCCATCACAATATCACCTACCTGTGGTGGACCTGTTCTTTTAAAGATACGCTCACGAATAAGCTTATTCATTTCAGATACACTATTATTGGTATACCCTATAAAATCAGTATTCTCAGGATCACTTGTTACTGCATCTCTGAGTTGTATAAGAAAATCTTTTCTATTATCATAGAATTTAAGATTTTCAGTATTCTCCTTGGTTTTAAATAACTTGAATGTCTTAGAGTCTCTTACATTCTGTAGAACATTTTTGATATTATTGTTACTTGTTCTATGGATAATATCCAAGTTAACCGAAGGATTTTCAGTAAAAGCGGTACTGATACTCTTTTCTTTAGGATTTGTAGCAGCTACTTCTGGTATCTGTTTTTTATCTCCTAAGAAGATTATCTTATATCCAAGATCTCCGATCTCTTTAAGACGTTGATAATCCTTTTGTTGAAGCATAGATACTTCATCTACCACTATATAGTTACTAAATCCTAATGCCTCCTCTGCTTTCTTAGAAAGTATTGCTTTTCCTGTCTTTTGATTAGTAGCCATACTACTTGCTACTGTCATAGGAAGATTGGTATTACCAGTTTTCATAGTAGCAACTGCAAGCTCTACAGTAGCAGCGTGGGTAGGTGCTAAATACAGCATATTAGAACTTAGGTATTTACTTAGATAACCTATAATAGAAGTTTTACCAGTACCGGCTGCACCTTGAAGAACAAATCTATCCTCATTACTTTTAGTAAAATCTATCAGCTTCTTAAGTGCGTTTTCCTGATCACTTGATAACTTGAATTCAGTGTTTATAGTCTTACCTTTATATTCAAAGATCGGTTTACCTTCTTCAAGGGATTTAGTAGGGGTCTGTACAACAGGTTTTACAAAGACTTTTTCAGTGACTTCATTAGAGGGCATCTCAATACCATACTTATAGAAACTCTCTACAAATGGTACTACTCCACTCTCAATGAACTTATTGAATCCTGTGATATGTTCTCCATCAGCAGCCTTAGCATCTCTCCAAGTTCTCTTAGATACAATGATATTTGCGTACATAGGTCCTGCTGCTTTACCTACAGCATCGAAACGCATACCGTTCATTGTCTTAGTAAGTGCTTGTGTCTGCTTGAAGGTACTCCTCATCAATTGATAGATACTGAAGTTTGTTTTCAATGTATCAATACTATCAGGATTCTTAAAGGTATCAACTATGGTATTCTTAGTAACCCTTACTTCAGTACCACTCTTCTCAAACGCTGTTAGTGCTTTTGTACCTTCTGCTTTAATGATAGATTGTCGCACTTCTTCCATAAGAGTATCCAACACCTTATCAATAGCTACAACAGACTTACCTTCTTTAGCAAGCTCCTTACTGAATCTTTTAGCAGCAGGAGATGCTACCATCAACATTACAGCATTAGGATCATGTCCTACACGTATCATAGTGGCTATAAGGTCACTTGTAGTCGTAGTGATATTAAGGAATGATGCCATTGGATCCTTAGCATTATCAACATAAGCAGCAATGAATTGTGCTAATGATGAAGATTTAAATTTCTTAAAAATATCAAACTTATCGGAAAGATCTTTCAGTACTTTTCCATTGAATGCTATTCCTTTAGGTAATTTGAAATCTCCTTCAGTTACCAATGCATGATGTACGTTCTGATTAGCACCTTGACCGATAAGTGCAGCACCTGTCATATTACGATTGAATATCTCTCTCTGTGTAGATGGCAACATCATATTGAGGGTTTCTGCAACATTACCCTCAAGCGCAAGTACTTCCTTCTTAGCTTCTTCAAGCAGTTTATAGTTACCCGGAGTAAGCTGCTTTTTCATAGTATCTGAATGAGATAGTATAGCATATTTGATATCCAGTATAAGGTTATCTCTACTCTCCTTAGTGGTCATTCCAGATTCTATCTTAACAAGACCATCTTTGGTATTCTCAAAGTTATACATCATACCGAACAGCTTATCAATATCAAAGTCAAGACCTGCAATTGTAGTAACTTCATCAGGCATGATAATCTGCCCACCTACTCCTTCAAGATAACCTATTACCTTAATATGGAACATTGAATATTTACCCTCTGTAGGGATACGATAGAATACTCCCATCTTCAGTTCATCAGGAACTTTAGAGACATCCAAATAACCATCTTCACCTACATAGTGATCATACATTGCTCTTGCATGTGCAGGCATTAATACTTCTACTTCTTTGATGTAAGAATTACCATTCTCATCCTCTGCGATCACAAGTTCAGGTTTACGAAGTCCTGCTGCATTTATCTTCTCATAACCATAGGAAGAAGCATTAAAGAGAGATACTCCATATGCTTTCTGTTTAGTTACATTGTTCTTAAAGTATGATGACAGAATAGCTTCTACCTGATATACTATATGAGCATCCCATAAAGGTAATTTAGTTTCTGTCCTGTTCTTATCTACCCAATCAAGTGCATTGAGCATATCTTCACCCATCTGTCTCTCAACAACTTCTTTTCTAAGTGCTGTGACTATACCATTGAGATCAGGTGTACCATCAGGCTTATAGAATATCTTCTTAAGTTCATCAAAAGACTCTTTGATATTAAGGTTGATGGCTTCCTGATATTGTCTGAATACTTCAGTGCCTATCATAGGTTTACCTCCTACATTATATGTAAGAGATTTATCCATATCCTGAGTGATAAGCTTACGATCTTGTGTACCTACATTATTCTCACTGTCTCTATAGTGTTCAGGAGTCTCCTGTTGAATAGCATATTTACTATTCTCCATCCTATGAACAGTCTTGTTATTGATATCATCAATGCTATCAAGTCTATTGAACTGTCCTACCTTTACAGCAGAACCGAATATCACTGCATCCACAAGTCGTTTATTCTCATCGAATACTACAGTACCATCTTTCTTGAACTCGTAACCCATCTTCTCAAGTACCTTTTGAAGTTTAGGATTACCTTTAGCCATTCGAGGAGTAAGTAATGCCTCACTGTTCTTTATCTGTGTAGGCACTACATGCACATCTCCGTTCTCTCCTGTAATGAATCTATGAGTATAGTTGAATGGTTTCACTACATTCATCATCTCTCCTTTAGGATTCTTAGGCGGCTTACCTAATATCATCTCATCATATTGCTCCTGTAGCTCTTCAGTCCATTTAGCAGTTCCAAGATATATCTCTCTCATTCTGAAGAGGTCAATGACTGTAGCAGCATCTGTATTATTCAAGCCTCCCTTACTAGGATCTTTAGGATCATCTTCTACTCCATAAGCTATGCGTATCCACTTATTCTCCTCTCCGGGAAATGTCTTATTGATAAGATCTTTATGCTCTGTGCGTATCTTCTGCTTGTCTACTTCGGTAGGGTCAGTAACATATGCAACATAATAATTAGGACGTACGATTACACTCTTACCATTCTTCAGTAGAAACTCATTTTTAGTATTCACTGAGATATGATTCTGTGGAGAGTGTATCTGTTTGATACGTTTGTAAACATCCACAAAGTCAACATTACCATCTTTAGATTTATACTGAGCAACATCACCTCCGAAGAGATACATTGTCTGTATATTCATATACATACGATTCATCAGGTAATCATTCAATCTACCATCCTTAAGACCATCAAGAACATTCTTACCTAACATTCCTGTGTTATCCTCATAACTTATGATACCGTTCTCATCTTTTACTTCTGTGAGAATATCATCGGTAAAGAGTTTTTGCTTCTCAAGTTTAAGGTGTTCTCTTAAAAGATTCTCTACTTCTTTTCTGAAGTTATCTCCATCGAGATTCTTTCCATTCAATCCTGCAAATATCTGATACTTAAGACCATTCTTAATTAGATTATATGGAATATCCTTAGTATCACCTTTATCTACACGTTTCTGTAACCATTCGATACGATCTTTTTCCTGTTGTGCAGTCTGAATGAGTTTCTCAAGAATAATAGTACTACTCTCTTTCTTCCAATACATGAAAGCTGTATTACTACTATCAGAAAGTATAGGTATCATATAATATGCCCAAGAATCCTCACGGTCTTCTTTAGGATTCATCCAGTAATTGATCTGCAATGCTTCCAACTGTTGTGGAGACATATTAGCATATTCAATAGGATTGTCCTGACCTTCCATATCGTATGACGTGAAATATGCAATAGCAGTTTTTTCAGCAGCTTTAAGATCTTTCAATTCTTCCATTATAGGAGAATTCTTGTAGAAAGCAGTTCTCATATAAGCATCAATGAATGCTACTCTATCAGGTCCTGTAAGATTAAGCATATGATCTAACATGAATCTATTATCCACATTGGTCATTATCTGCTTGTCTCCACTTCTGAATATAGGTTTATATGTATCTTCTTTACCATTAGCAATGGTCTTAGACATATCTCTAAGTGCATAGAATTTACTGTCTTTACCATAAAAAGGATTTTTTCCGTCAACCATTGTGGTCAGTACAGCCTCAAATCCACTTTTACCAATGAATGTCTTAAAGGATTTTTTACCCTCAATTGTCTCTGGAAATACTTTATATAAGGTATCCTTAAGTACAGGCATATTGATTTTCTTCAATATATCAAACAATGTTTCTACATGTTCTTCTTTAAGAGGAGCATTTTTATCAAGCTTATTTGTTTCAGTTATGAGTACCTTAAGAGTATCCAAATGTTCTTGGGGAACGGTTGATGTCTCTGTACTACCATCAAACATCGGAGAATTATAGAAACTATCTTTCCAACTCTCTACAATATCCTTAGATAGATTCTCTCTATTGGCTATGAATGAAAGCGTTTTGATGCTTTGATTTCCCTCTGCATCATATGTCTTTTCACCCGTTACTCCAATGAAAGCTACTTTACGCTTATTACCCATGTTCCTCCACATCTCAACAGATATCTTAGAATCATCTTCCAGTATCTGAATCACTTGTTGGTATGAAGGGAACATCTCAGCAACCTTACTGAGTTTATCATTCATTTCACTCTCATTACGTGCATCTACAAGACTATTGGATAGCTTTGCATACACCTTCATAGGACTTTCATATATAGGGTATCCTGCAACATCTCTATCTTTCTGTACAGTTGCGAATGCCATCTTAGCACGTTCAGAAAACTTACTATAGTGATCTCTAAAGACATCTACCTGCCATCCTTCAAGGATACCTTCATCAGAAGCAAGTTCATCATGTTCAACATCTTCATCAGATACTATTCTGTCAATTGATATTCCAAGACCGAATCTTACTGAAAGATCCTGTGCTGCACGAGGTAATATTGATGAGAATACATATCCACCATTTGAGGTCTGAGTAGCAAACTTGGACACTACATCTGTAATGTATTTTGCACCATCTTCTGAATATTTAGCACCATTCTTTTTAAAGTCAGCTTGAATTATCTGATATGCAGTAGCATATAATCCTTGAATAGTAAATCGTGAACGTACTTGTTTATCATATTCTCTAAGAGTAGCCAATTCAACTACTGTTTCTTTAGGAAGTTTCTTTTCTCTACGGTAGAGGTCTTCTAATACTTTTCTCCCTGCTACTGATAAGACTCCTTTTTTACTCACCCGTAGCATTTCTCTTACAGCCTCTCCTTTAGAAAGATTCTTAGATAGTTGTAAGTGACTTCTGAATATTTCAATTCCTTTTCCTATAACTACTGAGTTGATAGTATTAATAGCCATTGCTTCTCCCCTTGGAGTAAGTCCTTCAGAACTATATGTTCTACTGAAACGTGTTATATCCTTAGTAAATGTTATCTTCTGCTTGAAAGGATTATATAGACCCTTATCAATACGATACATATAATCGTCTATGGTAGCATCACCTTTGATACCTATTCTCTCAGCAGCTATCTGTATAAGATGGTATAGTTTCTTAAAGAAACTCAATACTTTTGCTGATAGACCAGTTTTCATTTTACCTTGAGTAAGTTTATACTCCATAAAATGATCTGCCATATTCTCCTCCTTATCAATAGGATTTTTACCTTTGAATTCTTTCAGTAGAATACCTCTCTCATTTTCATTCAGTAGTATATGAAATACAGCATGAAATGCCTCATGGTACACTGTACCTTCCTTAGCATGAGAAGCTATGTAAACACTACCGTTTTTGAACAATCCCCATAATTCAACTCCTCCATTATCAGAGATCTTCTTAAGATCATCCAATACACTTATTGGAACATTAGGATAATTCTCTTTGAACCATGCTAATTCTTCTTCACGATTCCATACTTTATAGTCTCCTTTAACTGCTTTGCGGGACATTTTAACATCTCCACCTTCTTCAGTATCTCTACCAGTATCAAAGTCATCATCTTCAAAGAAAAATCCATCTACAGCCCCCTCTTCATTTACCTCTTCACCTATATTAGTTACTATATCTTCAGGTATTGAGATGTCATCTTCTGTAACAACTTCTTTCGCTAATATAGCATTTATTTCCTTTGTTTTGTCAGTAAACATCTCCACTTCTCTTGGAGATAATTGCTCACCTATTTTTACTTTCTCTGCAAGTGATTGTATTCTCTCTTTTGCAACAACGCCATTATCTATGAACTGATTATATTCAACTTGAGAAATTACATCTTCAATTATAGTTTCTTCAACTACAGGTTCAATTGGTTCAGTTTTGACAACAATTGGTTTTTCTTTCTTAACTACAGTAGCTTTCTCTTTAGTCTTACTCTCAACAACTCTCTTACCTTTCTTACCTACCTTGAACTCATCAAGATTAAGCTTTGCCTGCGCAGCAAGTACAGTAGGCTGTCCTACTGCAAGATTAGTGGTTATCCATCTGTTCTCTGTGATATATTCATTATATGTCTTTCCTCCTTTATATTTCTCAGGACTGTTCAAACGATCATGTCTGATACGCATGATGAGATTAGAGAATATATCTTTCATTTCATCAGCAGACCGATAAGTAGTAATAGAACTTTCATCACCTGATAGTGAAATGGTCTGAAAAGTACCATCTGTCATATATGTAAGTTGTACAGAAAGATATTCCTGTAGTCTCTCATTGACATTTGCAATATATGCTACTGAAGCCTCTGAGTTTATCATGTTCTCCTTCAATGTCCTGTTGGAGAACATCTCATCAACTATTGCATTTACTTCTTTAGTAGCAAGACCTATTTCTCTTAATTTAGCTGTATACAGTCCAATAGGAACATATTTACCTGATGCAGTTTGAACATGTAGTACAGTTTTACCTCCCATACCCATGAAACCTTCCATACCTCCTTGATGTACATCAGATCTGTCAATACCGAATTGTTCTGCTCCAAGATTATCAAGTATCTCAGGTGTACCTTTCAAAGTATTGATAACTCCTAAATATAGTGGTCCATCATAGTTACTAAGGTTATTACGTTTCTGATTTGATATATTGAAGTGACCATTGGTTCTACCTCCTAAAGTAATACCGAAGTCTTTCTCTACTATATAAGAACCTTCTTTTTGTCCAGAAGCTGACCATTCAGTATATATCTGATTACGTAGTTCTTTTATTACATCAAAGTTAGGAGATCCTTTACTTGTCTTTGAAGTTCCTCTGATCTTACCTAATCGTAACTTTTTACCATCATACTCAATGAAAGGTATTATTGTGATATAATCAGCAGGTTCTCCTTCTGTAGGAGAATACTTATCATCCAAAGGAATTTCAAAGAATATCCTCTGTCCATATAAGTTTGAATTAGGGTCATTAAGAACATCAAATTCCCAATCTTGAAGAAAAGGGGCATCTACTTCTCTATCTCCATCAACGATGGTTCTTACATTAGTATTTGATAATATAGGATCACCATCTTCATCACGTAGTATATATACGTCACCTTCCTTACCCTCTTCAACATTGATATATCCTTCTGCAATTGCTGAAGAAATTGACATTTTTACAGGCCTTCCCTCTTTACCGAATATGGTAATTGTATTACCATTACGTGCAAACATAAGATATTGATGATTCTGTACGATTGCTCTATCTGCTGTAGAAGATTGAGTCTCATCCTGTGGCATAAGATCCATATACTCCTCATGTGCAGCTTTCTCATTGATAGCTTCTGTAGGAGTTATCATCGCGTCTGTCTGTGCTTTCACAGCATTCGCAGCCATTTCAGAGTAGTATGCATTGAAAGCATCTCTGAATTTACTATTTGATCTATATTGTGTAAGGAAAGAGTTTATATCCTTTACTTTAGAAATATCAATACCTGTCTTCTCTGCTACTTCTTTAAGCTCCTTATGTAACAGTGGAGTTGAAGAATATCTACTTGCAGCATCTGCGTCAATACTATCCTCTGTAGGTATAGGAGCATTCTTCTCTGCTTCCTTAGCTAATTTACTGAGTTTAGCATTAGCTTCTTTGGATACAGTAGGAGAGGCAACAATTCTATTTATGAGATCAACGGAAGTATCATTATTGATAGCTCCCAATGCACGAGACTTGAATAACTCCTCATCATCTTTTTTAACAGCAGCTTGTCCTTCAGAAGTTTGCAGACTTACTAACTCTATATTAGCAAGTTCCATCTCAAGTTCGTTACGTGCTTCTTGAGCAGCTACTTTAGTTACTTTAGAATCTACCGATGTTGGATTTTCCTTTTGACTTTTAACATCTTTAAGTTCCTCAAGTTCTTTAGTTACACGTGTTATTTCCTTATCAATATGATCTAAGAACTTCTGTCCATAACTCATCTTCTTGAATTCAGGAGTATCATGAGCCATTTTATTAGCTTCCAGTGTAGCCTTTTGAGCTTCAAGTTTCCTCTTATTGAATTCTTGTGGTGTCAATTGAGTACCTGCTTCTACTCGTGCATCAGATTCTTCTTTAGCAAGTTTTTGACGTAGTTTATCTTTAGCACGTTTAGTGAACTTAAGGTCTAATTCCTTTTTAAGTAAAGTAGGATCCTTACGTGTATCATCTGATATTTCAAGGTATTGTTCTTGGTAGAATGCAAGATCTTTCTGAATATCTTCATTACGTTCTCTGAAATCCTTTATCTGTTCAGGAGTCATCTGCCACTTTGAAGATAATTCTTCATCAGTAGATTCTCCCATCTTCTTATAGGTATCAATGGTATCCTGTAATTTACCTTCAGATGCCTGTTGGTAAGCATGTGAACTGAATTGAGCATCATTTATCTTATGTGCAGTTACAAGATCTCCTTCATCAATTGCTTTCTGTTTAGCAACATCCAATTGAGCATTCTTAGCAAGTTTTTCCTGTATCTTATTGATACCTGCACCTGCACCAGTGAATACTCCACCACCTACCATACCTAATAGTACAGATGTCTTGAATTCAGCATCACTTGAATAATCTCCTATTCTCTTGGTAATATCTTTCCAACCTTCATAATCATTACCCATTTCAGCTTTACGTTGAGCCTCCTTGGATACTACAAATTGAAATCCTTCTTCTATACCTTCTCCTACAGTGTTACCTGCAAAACCTGCTGTCTTCTGTAGAAGGTTCTTTCTGAATGCTTTAGATGCTCGATTGGTAGCATTAAGTCCTTTGGTAAGTGACATATATTGTCCAATGTCAAATACGATGTTTCCCCAATTGTTCTTCCATGCTGTAGAAGCTGCTTCTCCTGCTTCCTTTGCTGCAAGTTGAGGATCTTTACCTGCTGCAATTGCTTTCTGATAGTATTCATCATAAGTTCCACTTGCTTCCATAGTATTCTCCATGTAACGTGAGAATACTGCCTGTGTGATACCTTCTGTGACTTGACCTGCTGTACGTCCATACAACAGTTTATTGGTTGCATTTACAATATCACTTGCCTTATCTACCTTAGAAGCAATACCTGCTGAAGTCCCTAATGCACGTGCTGCCTTACCCAAATAGGAAGCTATCTTAGTAGCTCCCATTGCAGGGATCATCAATGATACTGCTGAAGCTATTGAAGGTGCATTAAAAGCCCACCAACTACCATCAGAGGGCGCAAATCCTTGTTGTGCAGCTTCTGTCCTGTATACAGGAACCATTTCCTCATTGACGTATTCTTTACTCTTCTTCATTACATCAGAGAACCAGTTACCATATTCAGTCTCTGTACCTTGAAGAATGTTCTTATGTTGCTCAAAGTCTGCAAGATAACCTATACCTTCCAGAGTTCCTAATGCAGCTTCACTGACACCTTGAGTAATAGCTTTACCCCATAGTTCTGCTGAACTCTGATAACCTGCACGTACAGCTTCTTGATTTTGATCTATACCGAATTGAAATCTCTCTTCCGATGCGTCAAAATTAGTATCTCTGTATTGAGTGTCCAATACATCATAAGGAACTCGACTTGGAGTTCTCTGCACTTGAAATATATCCGCAATACTTTTATTCTTGATAGGTAGATTATTTCTATCAAGTTCTCCTCCGTTGTCGTTTCCGAACATGTTTATTTTTTAAGATTCTTACCTACTGCATTAGGATTACCTCCCGATTCTGCCATCATGATGACGTATGCCAATTGTGCATCAGTAAGGTCAAATTCATTTGCCTTACCTGTATATGAATTACCAAAGCTGTTCTGTAATGTTTGTACAAATTCTCCTACATCATTACTCTTTTGAAGATCATACCATCCTCCGGGTTTAGTAACTTCCCTCATTGCTTTTATCCAATTACTATTAGGAGTTCCTTTTACAGCATCATTATATGTGGTCCAATTCTTCCATCCATTTGGAGTATGTCTCACAATGTCAGTACTGAACTGTATATTAAGTGACGGGTCATTAGCAATACTATCAAAGTCTACAGTTGACCAATCCTTACCTCCTAATGATGAGAAGTCTCTGTTCTTTGGAGTTTCCCAAGTCTTATCGTTTATCTGCATTAGACCATGATCTTCAGAATCCACATTCTTAGATTCCATGTGTCTATTCTGATTCATCCAAGTATTGTAAACAACATCTTTTGCAATTACTTCATCCAATACTGTAGGATCTAAATTCTTTTCTTTACGGATCTCATCCTGTAAAGATACTTTTTTACCATTGATCACAATACTTCCGCTTACTTCGTAAGTATCATCAGAATTATGTATCACATGAATATCTCCAAATTCCTTAAGTTGTTCATTTGTAATACCTATATTGGCTACTCCTGATGTTCCTTTAGGAATTGATAGTAATGCATCATGTACAGCATCTTGCATTACTACTTGAAGATTCTCATCTCCTGTAAGAATACTTGACATTGTAGGAGTTACATCCACTTCATATATTGCACTTGTGAGATCGGTTTCGTCTTTTACTCCTGTACGTACATACTGCCCCCTCGTAAGCCATTTGTTGACATTTGGATTGTAATAAATGGTCATAGGTTGAAATTCTACAATTCCTTTAGTAAAGTCTCCCATTTTATCATTACCTTTTGCTGTTTGTGGTAGATACAATTGATCCATAGAATGCCCTTCAGTAGAGCTTCCTTTAGTATTAAGAGCGTTTATTTTTTTACCATTATAAAATGTGTTACTTTCAGGCATCTTTGCAAGTTTTTGAGCAGCACTGATTATCATTTTCTGATTTACAGGAACTTCAGATGCACCTAATTCTCCTCCCTTAGTATATAGATCATACTGTTTTGCTACAAAGGTTTTATTACCAAATTCTTTCTTGACATTCTTATCAAGTTTTGTGAAGTATTCCTCATATTTTTTAGGCACTATTTTACCTCCAACTAAGGTAAATCCTTTAGGAATTTTTAAATCAGAATATGCGTAAGAATCCAATTCTTGTTTGGATAATCCTTTTATATTCTTAGCCTCAATAAACACTTCTGCTTTTTGTATAGCTACTTTTTCTTCCTCAGAAAGTCCAATTACATTTCCATTCTTATCAAACTTTGGAACACTTCCTTCCCCTACCTCTAACGCTGTATTCAGAGCTACTGTACCTAAGAGTCTTCGTTTATACAACTTACTCATTGCAGTATTATGAGCCTCCTGTTCCATTTGTTTAGCTGACATTGATTGTTGAACTATTTCTTTACCCCCAACAACTATCTTCTTAGGTTTATTGACATTTTGTATCTTATTGTATTCTTGGGTAAATGCATCATTATACATTTTAGAATCCTGTTCTCTTCGTTGTGCTACATATTCAGAGCGTTTCTGCTGATTCTGTGCTTCATTCAAATTAGGGTCTGATGTGTAATCAGAAGATACGTAATCAAGTGCAGATATTCCATTAGCGTCTTTAAGAGTAAAATAATCAAACCCTGTAGCTTCAACAGCTTTTTTATATCCTTTTTTACCTATTTCTACAATAGTAGCACCTGACGCATCTAACATTGATGTTGGCCCAAGAGGTGCTCCTATGATATTTGCCATATCATCACCTTTAGTAGTAGCATCATCTACATCTTCTTCTGTGGACTTAGTAGATCGTTTTATTCGTAATCTAAGAGCAGCCTGATCTTCAAAATCTTTTATTGCATCTTCATATTTATATTGTTTACCCTCTCTGCGATAGGCATCTTTCATGAATGCAATATGACTTTGTGCATCAGGAGAAAGTGTTTCCAATTGATCCAAAGTTACTCCGTCAGAAGATAATCCGTCTAATATACCTTTAGAGCGTTCTCTAATTGTTGCCATATCGAGATCTCCAACAGAACTACTATAAGATCCATCTTCATTCTTAGAAAATCCTGCAATAAGATCTGGCTCAATAATATCTATCATTTCGCCATAAGCTTTTTCTGCTCCCGGATTTACTAATAGATTATAGTCTTTAGGAGTAAATGTATGTCCTGCGTTTATTTTATCTTGAAGTCCTTCCATAGAAAATTGACCTGTGGTATCATCATATGCTCCATATCGAGCAGTAGTACCAAATTCAGGTTTAGCCATAGTAGTAGCTATGTGCGGCATTAAAGCTCTGTCACTCTCTACACTGCTTACGCGTCTATCATTCTTCCACTTATTCTGAAGCTCTCCATACTTTCTATAAACTCCTTGTAAGTTACCAGTACCTGCAAGTGCAGTTATCTCATTGATGTCAGCAGCACGTTCCTTATTGATCTGTTGTGCAGCATCCCCTGTGAAGTAGCCTCCTTCAATGTTAGCTTCTCCTGCAAGTTTACCTGCTACTAAAGATGCTTGATCTACTCTACCTTGTTTGTATTGACCCATTTTGAACATTTCCTCAAAAGGATACGGATCGTATGTCTGTACGAATTCAGTTGGATTCCACTTAGTATATCTGTTCGCCATGCTTATTGTATTCCGAAGGATTCGTTAAAAAGAAATCCTATGTCGTTATTATTTATTTGATTAAAAGAACTATCATTAGGCACATTTGAAGGAGTCAATCGTCTTTCTATACGCATTTCTCTAATAACATTAGGATCATGATATTGTGGAGGATTGATATTAATATCGTCATAAGATGGATTTTCTAATGTTCGATATGGATATGATCTATTAGAACCCATAGATTTAACTTTTTTAGGTGAATAAAAAGCATCTATAGTTTTACCTTGTATCTGATCATTATTTACAATTCCTCCATTCTCATAAAGTTCCTTTCTACCTTCACCTTCACCATAATTAACATAACCACTTGATTTACCTTGAGATTCAAGATAATTCCCTGCCGTAAATCTTTGAACATCTTTGGGATATGTGATAGCAGGTTCTATAAAAGAAGTTTTCAATTCATCATCTATTGATTGTTGAATAGGAGTTATTGTAGGAGTTTTAGTTGGTATCTGTTGGTATGATGGTCTTTGTGGTGCGGCAGAAGGTAATACTGAAGGATTAGTAGAAGAATTAATAACAGTGTAAGGAGTAGGTTTAGTAGGTTTAGTGGGGGAATATTTTCCGGTAACAATATTTAGGACATTACTAAGAGATCCACTGGTTCTACTTTTAAATGGTAAATCTGTATGTAACAATTTATAATCAACATCTTTAGAAGGATAATAATCTTTTTCATTAAACCACCGACTTTCCATTAAGGTATCTCTTATATAATTCTCACGCGAACTAAGGTTATTCTGATAACGAAAAGCTTCTTCATTATCAACAGTTGGGGTATCATTAAATGGAGTATATTTTGAAGCTTTAGGATCATGATCAAATATATTTACTAATGATGACTCATGTTTCGCAAATATATTATTGTAATCAGTAGCATAATTGAAATAATTAGTACTATCAAGAAAAGCCTCTTTCTGCTTGGCGTTGACATAATCAACATCTCTTAATATACCTTTTCTTAATTTCTCATCTTTTATTTTAGATATATCTAATACTTTTCCTTTTTCATATACATTTACATAATCCATCCAATTATCTTCAGATAAAGATATTGGTTTAGAAGGATTTTTCTTTTTTAAAGGTTTAATAGGATCTGACATATTATGATGGATATAGTTCGGTGAATTTCTGATCTACCATAGAAGCTATAAGCTGCTTACGTATCTCATCATTAGATGACATATTATATTGACGTACTCCTAATGCTCCTGCTTTAGCAACATCTTTTGCTGCCTCATACTTATTTGTCTGATACTGTCCTTTATTAGCAGCTTCATCATTCATTGCTTGAATAGTGAATCCAATGTTCTTCAATTGAGCATCATTCATCAATCCAGTATTCACATTAGCAATATTCTCTCGTACACCTGAACGACCTTTAGATTCTTCTGTAGCAAGTGCAGATAGTGCTCCTAAGTCAAGTTTACCTTGCTGTCTCATAGCTTCTCTTGCAGAAGCAAATGCATCACGTGTTTCACGCAACGGAAGATCCGCAGTCACTTTAGCAGGATTATATGTAGGATACTTTACTTTATCATAATCTTTACCATCACCGAATAAGTAAGCAAGTGAAGGACCTAATTGACCTAAACTTCCTGCAATTGAGGCAAGCATATTAGGATCGAATTTCTTTTTACTATTAGTAGCATTCTTATCTAAACTATAATTATATGCATTATCAGCATCTTCTTGAGAGATAACATAATTATCCATAATAGGAACATATGGAGTTTCTGCGTCTATAGGTTCTTCGTAGAAATTCTTATTGAATTTACTCCAATCATCAGGATTGAATTCATTTTTACCTCCGTCACCATATTTCTTTTTCATACCTCCATTACCGAACTGTTGTGTACGGTTTCTTACTACTTCATTTGATTGTGGTAACTTACCTCTTTCTGCAAGAGATTCATTGTAATCTGCTTGTTTCTGTTGACCTTCATAATATCTGTTCTGTTTATCATTCAGTATATTATTACCGAGAAATGGAATAAAGAAATCCAATGCTTGAATACCCGCATTCTCACCCTCCGTTATGATACCTTTGTCTGCCATATCAATGGATTTCATACGAG